ACTCTGTTTTAGGTCGATCCATACCATCTTGTATGGGTTTAAAAAAGAAAGGATAATTAACCGATATAGGTACTACTTTGTCTGTAAACATTTTTTTAGCATCAGCACCAGATTTTGATAATATACCAAAACGCGCGTCAGTAGACATTGTAGCCATATTAACAGTTTCACCAGACGCCATAAATGAAAACCCAGATCGTCTGTTTTTTAGATAACACATACCATAACATCTGTTATCTGCTCTACAAGCTTCCCAAAATATAAAAAATAATCTATTTGATTCTCTAAAATCTGGTTGGCCAACATCAATTTTTGACCATTGTAAGTACATATAATGAGTACCTGTTAAAAATGTAGTTTTATTTTTGTTTATATACCAAAAACCTTCTTCACGTCTTTTAAATTCTAAGTCAATATAATCATACCATTTTTCCTTAAAATCATCTGGATATTCTCTCCAATCAAAAACTGTTTTTATTCTATTTAATACTTTAGGATAATCAAACCTAGTCCATTTATTTTCTTTAAACTTATAAACGTTGTTTTCTTTAGGTAAAGCTATTTTAAGATTTTGTATTTCATAAATCTCTCCAATTTGTCCAGTCTTAGATATAACAACCATATCATAATCATCATTATATCCATACTCCCATTTATTATACCTATTCATTCGTTTAAGAATTTTAGGTTTAATATAATCAGGTAATACTTTATATAAAGTTTGCTTATACATTATTTAGACCTCCCTTCAGCAAAACCACGAAATGTAGTTTCTTTTTTGACTTCCTTAGGTTTTTCTTCTAACATACTTTGTTCTTCGTTAATACGGTTAAGTATTTCAAAAGCATCAAATATAGCTAGCTTTTTAGTAGCAGCAGCGTTTTTAAGTCTGTCAGCTGATATATCATCGTCTGAATCTACTATAGCTTCTTTAGCAACTTTAATAAGTTCTTCAACAGCTACGTGTCCAGCTTGGATTATATTCTTTTTCGTTTCCTTGGTATTCATACTCTATAATAATATCATTTGATTTCATACAATAAAGACGTTGTTCGCCTACAATAAATTCCCATTCTCTGTTAGCTTTAAATCCTACAAGATCTCCCTCGTTAATTCCTAGCGCTTCTAATGAACTATTACCTATTTTAAGTATACCAATATGTTTTTGTTCAATATCAAGCGTTAAATTGTCAATGTCTTTTATAGGTTTTATAAAACACCTTTGACCAATAGCTAACCACTTATTATCTCTTTTGTATAGATAAACTTGATCTGGTTTACAAAAATACAAATCTTCTTTAAAATATTGCCCACTGTTTCTATCTACACCCCTAACGTCATACCATCTTCTAAATATATTATGGTGCACCATTACTTCATCTCCAACTTTTAAAATAGTTTTAAACGCTAACGGTACAGAAACTATAATTGCTTCTTTGCTAACTAGTTTGTGATCTTCAATACTGGTATTTAGTATTAAAGTTTTATCACCAACTTTCTTTTCATTATTATATCTACTATTTTTAGGAGTTATAATAAAGTCATATACACTGTTCATTAATACTCTAAGTCGTATTCAACAGAGATAGCCATGTTAGAATTAAACTTCTTCCACGGCATAACCTCGTCTTGTTTTTTAATGTATATGTTATAAGAGTTGTCAAGTTTATTGAAAGTAATATTATTAATAATATGACCTCCATAAACAGATTGTCCAACAGAATAATGCATAGCTTCGTTTTTATAGTCCGCGCCTATACTTATTTTTCTTATAATAGAACTCATGTTATTTTACTTCTTCAGCTTCTACTTCTGGTACAATTTCTTCGTAAGATCCGTCTTGTAAGTTAATATTAACTTGCCCGTACTTTTCTTCTAATTCTTTTTTAGTTTCGTTTAAAGCATCATTAAACTCTTTTAACGCTGCAGAAATTTCAAATTTCTTAGCTTCTAATGCTCCTAAGTCATAAACAACTGTTTGAATTTTTTGTTGTTGTTCTTTAATTGTTTCTAACTCTTTGTCTGTAATTTTTGAATCTTTACTCATTTGATTTAATTTAAATTGTTATTATTTGTTTTACTTATTATTATTATTACTTATAGTTTTGAATTTTTCCGCTCCTCGCGAACCAAAGTACGCTACGTAAACTGTTGTAGTTAAAGTTTTTAATAAACTTATCCACTCTTGCTCTACTGTAAAAGATATACTTTCATGACTATCAACCCATATAAAAGCAATAGTCATTACAGATAAAAATATCAAAGACAAAGGGCGTGTATTTTTACTAAGCCATGAATCGCTTTTCATATCGCTTTCCCAGCGCTTTGATACTTCTTGCATTTCAATCATATCTTGTTCTAATAATTTTAATGCTTTTTCTTTATCCTCTACAGGTAATGCAGGGTCTTTATGTATTAAGTTTTTAACTAAACCTAAGACACCGTTATTTGGTAATACTTCACCAACAGTACCTAATATACCTGGCGCAGCTTGTGACAAAAATTGCCCAACTTTTGTTTCGTGAAATTTCTTTTTACTCATAACGCGTTAAAAGGATCTGTTTTACTATATGCTTCTTTCTCCCAAGGTAAATTAGGATTACCTTCTTTCATTTTAGAACGTAAATATGTTTTACCTTTCCAATACACAGCACTATCATCGTAATCTAAATCTCCACGTTTAACTTGATCAATGTGCACTTCTTCATGTTCTACAACACTTTTTTCTGCGTCATCAGTTAAGTTTGGCGCTACTAGTATAGTACCGTTTTTGTTTCCTTTACCTAAAACACCTTCTTCTAATTCTCTTTCATAAACAGGAGAACCGTCTATTTTAAACGGTGGTTTAAGTTTAAATGCCATTTATTTTTTTTTCTTACCTATTTTTTTAACAATAGTAGCGTGCCCATGTCCTTTTTTACCTCCATGACCTTCATTGTTTAATGGAGATGCTTGTCTTGAAATACCGTAATCTGCTTTTCCTTTACCTTGAGTAATATCATCTACAGCGTTATATTCCATGTCATATTTAGCCTCTCCCATATAACCAGTTTTACCTGATATATCACCATAAGAAATATTATTAGCTGGTGATGATTTTCTTGAAGGAGCTTTGTGAGCTTCTCCTTTAGCATGTTGTACTTTGTGGTAACCACCTTTAAAATTATTCAATGGAGATGCTTTTCTAGAAGGAGCTTTTTCTGTTTCTTTTGGTGCAGATCGATGGTGTCTTGATTGTTGGTGTTTTCTCCAATACTCATCTGGTGATGGAGCATTTGGAACTCCTGAGTTATCAGCACCTGATTGCATATGCCTCGGGTGACCGCTTCTTCCAGCTGATTTAGCAGCGTTAAGTGGAGACGCTTGTCTTGACATTCCTTCTTCATATCTTGACATTCCTTCTTCATATCTTGACATTCCTTTATCGTGCTCTTCGTTTTCTAAATAATGTAATCTAGCTTTGCTAGATAATTTTTTGTTGTAAGCTTGTTTATCATCATAACGTTGTCCAGATGACATGTGTTTGTGTATTGGGTGTCCCATTTTTTTATTTTTAATGTTATATAAATGCTGTTAATTTTCCTGCTGTAGTAAGTGTGTTTGGTTGGCCACCAGCAGCAGCAGCACCAACTAATACTTTTTGTATAACAACCGGTAGTATATCACCAGCAGGTACGTCTTCAATAAATACTAAATCACCACCAATAGTTTCTACATATACATTACCAGCAGTTCCCACGTATAGTTGAGCACCTGGAGGAGCTACGGTATTTGCATCATATATTTTATATGCTGATACAGCTGTACCTCCAGCAAAAGGAAATATATCTGCAGAAAGTAATAATGTAGTATTGTTTACAACTTCAACTATAGTAGCTACTAAAGGAGCGTTAATACCTGAAGCAATTGTAGCAAACATGTTATAAACTACCATACCTCTTGAAACACCTTCATTAAGAATTGACCCGTTAGCGTTATAAGTAGTTATAAAATTAGCATTAGCATCAATTAATTGATTGGGAGTACCATCTGGCGTTGTAGCTGTAGAAGCTGAACTAACTCTTACGCTAGGTCCCGGAATATTTATAGTGTCACTAGGAGCTACCGGTATTGCGCTAGTATATGAGCTTGTATTTATTATCATGATTTATTTATTTTTGTTTTCTTTTTTTGCTTTTTCAAATGCCTTTGAACCTCTTGTGTATTGTCTTTGGGCTTTGTTATTATCAAATTTTATACCTTCATTGTTGTCATAAGCTTCTTGGTTAAAAGATCCTGAACTTGTAGCTTTGTCAAATAATCTTTTACCTTTTTTTTCTAATCTAGATTTTTTGTCGTTTAATGGAGATGCTTTTCTAGACATACTATCTTCATAATCTGAATAATCTTTACCTCCTTGGCCCTCTGGATTTATTGCGTCTTCAGGTCTGTTTTCATAATCTTTTCCACCTTGGCCCTCGTAGCTTATTTCTTTTGGTGGTTCTGGTGATGCTGATTTTTCACTTTTT